TTGATGTCGATACGCGGCGCGCCAAGCTGCCACTGAAGGCCCACCTGATTGCCCGCCACCTTGAACGACATCTGCCGTCCGCGAACACGGATGTACACCTGCCCGGTGAACTGCTCGATCGGCACTGTGGCGCTACGCACTACAGGCGCGCTGTCTTGGCCCCCCACGGACGGGGGCGTGTTGTAGCCCGAGCCAGAGTTTTGCATCGGCAGCAGCGTCATCGTCACCTGCGGGCTGGCCGCCGTGGAGCCACGGAACGTGATGTCGGGGATCAAGCGCCAGATGAAACCGAAGTTCTGGCCATCCTGAATGTCAAACTCCGAAGACGTGATGTACGAGTCGATGGCCGCCGGAGTGCCCGAGACGTTGTCGTCAACACCCAGTTCGTGGAACACCAAGTTGTTGGAGTACGTCGCAGCCAACGGGTACAGGTTCAGCCCCGAGTCGATCCACGCCGTGCGCCCCATCGTGCCGTAGTACCAGATGTCCTCGGCATAGTTGTAGATGACGTAGCGGTCAATCACGGTGGAGTTGGCCGAGCAGTAGAACCACCACACCTCGTTGAAGCCCTCGTCGGTACCCGAGAAGAACTGGTCCTGCTGAGCAAGGTTGATGTCGCCGTAGATGTACTGGCGCAAGTCACAACGCAGCGTCTGCACCCGACCGTCGTAGCGGTAGAACTTGTCCACGCCCATCCAGAACACAACGCCCGAAGCCACCGACACCGTGTTGATGCCCGCGATCGAGGTGTTGTCGCCCAGAAGCTGCGCGCCCCAGACAAACGGGGGCCCAAGATATTGCAGCGAGTACACCGAGGCGTCCGTGAACACCACGATCTCCTGCCGGGTCTGGACGTAGGAGCGAATCTCGGAGCCGTGGGACAGGCGCGTGCCCCCTGCTTGGTTGGTCGCCGCCGGGGTCCAGTTCACCACCGATTCCTGATCACTCCAGCGGATCAGCATGGGGTCAATCTCGGTCTCGCCCAGCGGGTTGCAGCCAAACGCAAACACGAACCGGCTCACGTCGGACACCGTCATGTTGTTGACCACGGTGGGCACGTCCGATGCCCCCGCCAAGTCCGCCACCGGGATGCCGCGCGGCGAAATATAGTGCGTGCCAGACTGAGCACCCGTCGTAGTGATGGCCGCGCCGCCGGGCGTTGCTGCCAAGTTGCACACGTTGCTGACCGCGTTGACCACGTAGTAGACCGTGCCCACCGTGAGGCCCGTAGGCAGCGCGCCCGTCGTCTCCAACACCACTGCCGTGCCGTCAACCAACTCGGAACTTGTGAATGTCACCACGCCCGGGGACGCGATCGTCACCGTGAACACTTCGAGCGCCGTGCCAATCTTGGCGTTCCAGTAATACAACGCGCTGCCGCGATAGCCAAAGATCAGGTCTTCGCCAAAGTTGTTCTGGTACCAAAGCCGTGCGCCCACCAGCGTAGATGTGCCGATGCCCCACGGACCGCTGCCCCAAGGCCCTGCGCCCCAGCCACTGAGTGGCGTGACGATCTCGTTGCCCACCGGCACCTCGTAGGCAGCACGCACCATCGTGCCGCCCCCACCCACATCGTAGGCCGTAGCCGCCACCGGAGCCGTGATCGTGTAGCTGTTGGTGTTGACGACCGTGACTTCAAAGTTTGAGTTGAGCACCGCCGAGGTGATGCCTTGGTCCACCTCCAGCGAGAAGGTCCCCGAACCCGCAGTCGTCGTGTTGATTGCCGCGCCGTCCACCACGTTGGCAAAGTTCACCGTGGTGCCAGACACCACGCGGATGTAATAAACCACCCCCGTGAGCAAGCCAGTCGGCAAAGACCCGCCAGCGGAAACAGAAAGAAGGACGGGTGTGTTGTTAGCCAGCGCGCTAGAAAGAACGAAGTTAGTGGCTGTTGACCGAGTGAAGGTCTGCGTGCTCAGCGCTTGCGCACCAATAAAAGACACGTAGTCGCCAGTCGAGCAGCCATGCGCGGTGTCCGTCACAGTGATGGTGGTTGAACCCGTTGTGGCAACAAACGGATTGCTCAAAGGTCCCGCATACTCGCGGATTGGCGTGATGTCGTTGTACGCGCCACCTTCTTCGATATAGAACTTCTTGTTGGTGCCAACTCCAGTGAGCACCGTCGGGACGGTGATCGTGCCCCAAGTCCACAACGAACGACACACGCCCTCGTAGGTGTACGGCGAAATCTGCTCCCACCCGCCGAGCTTTTCAGGCGTGCCTTGACGAAAGCGCACCTTGTCGCACGAGTACCAGCCACCTTCCGTTGTGTAGCGGGTGTTCTCGCGGTTAACGCCGGGTTTGAACAGAATTTTCTGGAGCGGCATCGAAGCCCCTTTATGCGGTCATAACCTCTTGCGCGTGCTTGATGTGCGCAATCCGGTCGTCTAGCCCGATGGTACCGCCGTTGATCTTCTTTGTCATCCCGGTGTAGTCTTTAGCATCAGCCTCTTTGTTCAACTGGCGCTTGTTCCAGTACCACCCGGCGGTCAGCGCCGCGTATTTGGGCACCAGCACGTAGTCCGGGCTGTGGAGGAAGTCCATGTTCAAGGCGTCCCCGGCCAGCGTGTAGTTGTCCTTGCCGGTCAGTTGGATCAGCCCGCGCCCGTGGTACAGCCAGCCATCCCCGGTTTCCTCGGTGCCGTTGCCCATGCGTCCGCCGTAGACCTTGTTGGCGATCTTCTCGGGGTTGCGGGCGTACTGCTGGGCCACCTCCATGGTCGGGAAGCGGCTTGGCCAAGTCTTCATCAGGGCTTCGGCGGAGTAGTTCAGGTTCTCCTCCAGCTTGGTGAAGTTCATGGACTCGTGTGCACACTGCCCGATGAACGCGGCTTGGCGCTCGGGGGTGTTGATCTCGTAGCGGTGAAAGACCTCTTGCAGCGGCTCGACCCAGTCGATGCTGATCTTGAGTTTGGCGAGGGTGTTGGCGAGGCTCATCATTTGATTGCGGGTGCTTTGGAGAGGAGGTCAGTTTTAGCCTGAGAGCCAGCGCTAGAACCAAAATAGTAAGCAATAATCCCGGTCCATGCGGTGCCGAGGGAACCCAGCATCATCAGGATGGCGGGGTTGTTGGAGTCCACCTTGCCCAGCAGCATCATCACCAGAATGCCGAAGAACCCGACGGTGACAATTGCAGCCAGCGCCGGGGGAACGATGGAGCGGGTGGCGGCCTGCATTTCACGGGCGCTCTTCCTGTCATCCACAGCCAGCTTTTCAAAGTTCAGGCCCAACTCCTGAGCCTGCTTTTGGAGTTCAATCTCCGCCACCTTGACCTGCGCGATCTGCTCGGCGGTCAGCTTGTTGTCCTTGATCAGGTCCCCGACCTTGTCCTCATCGACCCCGATGGCCTTGGAGACAGCGGAGATTGCCATGCCCGCCAGCGGGCCGCCCAGCGCAGTAGCGACAGTGGGCGCGATTTGTTTAAGCCATTCCATTACTGTTTGCTCCTTGACAACATGGTTGCTGCGATCTGCAAGAGAACCCGATACTGATCCACATCCGGCGGTTCTTCTTTCCAGCCCACCGTGATCTGCCCCACGAACTTGCCCTGCTCCGGCGGCACGCTGATGCGACACCCGTAGGTCACACCCTTTTCGATATACCACAGGCCAATCTCGGACTGCGCGGTCTTGTAGGGGCCACACGGAACTTCGCTTGCCATAAGCGCCACAACATCCCGGTTATTGGCGACGTTGGCGGTGAATAGCCCGACATCCAACCCCTCATGCGTCTTGTCGCGCCCTTCCTTGGTGTAGGCCCGGTACAGCACGCGGTTTCCGAACATGGGGTTGACCTTGAAGATGGCGACAACCTGCGCGTCGGTGTTCTTGAAGAGGTGTGCCGCCGCATCCTCAACCCGGTCCTCGGCGATGCTGGGCAGCTTCTTTTGCTCCTTGTATGCGCCAATCAGGAAGGCTTGGTTCTGCCAGATGAAGTAGCCCACGAACGTGAAGACGGCCATCAGGATGATGGCAAACAGTTTGAAGGGCGAGTCCACATAGCCAAGGACCCTGTCCAACACCGTCAATTGCGTTTTCTCTTCACTCACGACATGGCCTGTCTGACGATGAAGATGATGATGAAGCCAAGGATGCAGACCGTGATAGCAGCGCCAACAATCTGCGCGATCAGCAGCCGCTGGGCAACAACACGCTTGCGTTCAATCTTGGCGGCGCGTTCGGCTTTCTCCCGCGCCTGTTTGATCTTCATTCGCTCTTTGAGCATCATCTCCCAAAGTTCGGGGTACCCGCCGTAGACCAACTGATGTTTTAGCGCTTCCTCCGCTTCGCGCAGGGCGTTGGCTTGCATCACGATTTCCATAGCCCTCCCGGTGTCGGACTTGCCAGACTTGGCGTTGTCGTTAGCCGCCTTCTGGACTATGTCGCGGGCGTCAAAAAACTTGCCAAATTCACCAACGAGGCCGTTGATGTCCTTGCCTAATTTGATGGCCTTTTGAATGCCCGCGACCGCAGCTTGCGCGGTGGCAAATGCGGTGATGGGGTCGATCATGTTCAGCCACGAAATAAAACCAAGAGCACGGGGACTGCGTAGTACACCAGCAAAACAATAGCCGCTACTACACCGGTGGCCACCAAGAAGGAGACCAACCAGTCCATCATGGTTTACTCCGGTTGCGGATCAGCAGGCAGGGGTGTGTTGCCTTCTTCCAGCCACTTCTGAAACTCAGGATAGTCAGCCGTGCAGGTCAGGCGGCACTTGCCATCGTCGTCGATGCGGGCGTAGATGGTTTCGCCGCTACTAGCTTCTACGTGGTGAATCTTAAAAATCATAGTTCGGCACTCCAACCAAGATATGCGGTGCTACTGTTAGAAAGAATGACAGCGGCCTGACCGGCAGTTAGGCCAGAAGCAACATAGGCATTTACAGACCCCGTCAGTTCAGCCGTGCTTCCCGTAAAAGTAGGAACCGCGTTACACACCGTAGAAGTTGCCGCGTAGGCGATTGAATAGTCAGTCGCTGTACCCGTCGTTTCTACTGCTGTTGGCCTAGTACGCATCGTCACAGGAAACTGCAAATTGTTAACGGATTGCGTGGTGGTCTGGCTATTTCCAGAAATGCAGAGTATGCGCGATGAAGCGCCGGGAGAGACCCGATAGTAATACCGCTGACACATCATCAACTCACGCCCGTAGTCCCTGCGCTCGAAGGCCGAGGCGTTGGTGCCAGCTTCAAGCTGGACACCGGTGATGTAGAAGGTGGCTCCGTTGGTGCCGATCCAATTGTTGGATGCTGTCGTAGCCCCAAAGCTGCTACCAGCAGCCCACGAACCAATCGTGGATGACGTAAAAGAACTTCCGATAGCCATCCCAAAGCGAATCTCAATGCCGGTAGAGTTGTCGGTCAGCCAAGTTCCGCTGGTGTCGCCAGCGAGCGTGATTGTTTTCTGCTCCCAAGTGTTAGCTGCGCTGATGGTGTAGGTGGCGATGTAAAAACGATCTGATGCGCTGTTGCCCAACTTCACCGAATAAGTTCCGGTGATTGAAGAGCGCACCCAGAAAGACAGCGTGACGCTGGCCGCGCTAGCAGACCCCCATGCAAAGTCGGCGCTATTGAAGCCTTCGACCTTGTGTTGCAGCATGTAGTAGTCAGTGCCACTCACTGACGAATCGATGGTTGTGACAGTGCAAAGCAAGCTGTTGGTAAACCCAGCAGGTGCTGTGGTAGAACGCTGCACGCTGTAAACGCCTGCACCATTAGTAAACGCAGCCCAGCGATCCACCGTGTATGCGCCGTTAGCAGGTGCCGCAACACTCGCCCCAGCATTGCGCTGGTCGATCACCATGTTGCCGTTGATGATGCGGTTGCGAAACCCCATCGAGTTGGGCGGGCTGGCGACCCCAGAGAAGACAGCATTGCTGCCGCCGCTGGCGTCTTGGTAGGTGTTTGCTTTTACGACGGACATTTAGTATTTCCCTTCTGCAAAGACGTTCACGAACACCGTGCCGTCCTCAAGTGCTTCGATTTCATGCCACTCGTTGCCCACGAGGTTAACAGGCTGCGTGTCCTTGGTCATGATCAACTCCCGGCCTTCCTTGCGAATGGTGCAGCTACCAGCGTGGCATAGGGTCAGGTGCGAGTAGGTGTGCTCATGGCGCGGCAGGCCGTGCCCCTTGTCGGCGTGGTAGACGTTCAGCGTCGTGCCGTCTTGGGTGACGGTGAAGCGCGGGGCAGCTTGGATCACAGCGTTTGTGCTCCGTCGGTAGTGGGCTGATCAGGCGGAGGCGGGGGAGTCCACGCATCCCAAACCGCAACACAGTTAAGCGCCCACTGTGGCAATTGCGTAATCGCTTCGTTTGGGGGCCTAGGATTGCCGTCGAACTCAATTTCGCCGTAAGTGTCATACCACTGCAAAGCATGGCAGTTGGACGGTATGCCGCAACCAGACAAATCTAATTCTGGCGCTGTCCACGCTTTCATCACACCATCTTTGTAAACAGCTTTGTCAGAGGGAATAATGGTCAATCGCATTATTTGTTCTCCAAAATCATGTGGGTAGACGATGCAGTTTTTGCGGCTTCAAGCAGTACTTGCTGACTGATTTCGTTTGCTTTTACCATTTCGTTACGGAAAGACTCCACCGCCGCCCCCGTTTGGCGTTGCTGCTGGCTGTTTTCAATTGTAAGAATAGGAAGCCAAGCAATCGCACACCCCCAATCGTTCACCTCTTGCCCCGTGTTGGGGTTCTTGCCCTGAATTTGCAGAAACCACGCACATTCAAGTTGTTTGCACGGATTAAAACCGTTCAAAGGGCAATTCGATTTTGGCTCAACTTTCATTTCAATCCTTGGTTGCCCGAATCACATCCACGTACTTGACCGCGAGGTTAATTGCCGTGCCAGTAAAGGAGTGGTTGTGTGACCCGCCACCTCCAGTTGCGGTGGAAGTTGCACTGCCGCTGTTACCCGCAAATTGATTTGAACCGCATCCAGAGCTAAACACTTGATTTGATCCAACAACGTGCGTATGGCTGGGAATCTGCGCGGTGGTGAGCGTTGTTGAACCCACAGTGCCGCTTGGCGTTTGACTTGCAAACGCGGTAGTGAAATCAACTGAACCGCCAGTCGATGCGGAGCCTGTCACAACCCGTAAGCCAGAGTTGTTGTAATTCGTTGTGTCTTTTGTCCACCCTGTCGGCGCGGCAGTTTGGGCGAACAGCATGACGGTGCCTGATGCAAAAGAAGCCACCTGCGACGTCAGTGCAATAGTCCCCGTGCTGTCCGGCAGCGTCAGGGTCTGGTTGTTGTTGCTGTTGGGCGAGGCAATCGTGAAAATGCCCGTGCCCGAGGCGTTGCCTTGAACTTTAATTTGTGACACGTTGTTCCCTTTCGCGTTTTAGCCACGGCGCAATTCGCCCCGGCACGTAGCCTTCTGGTGCAAGTTCTGGCTTACAAAAAACAGTTGCTGCACCGTTATTAAACCAAGCCTTGCCTTTTGCGTACACCCCGATTTGCGCCCGTCGCTCTTCGGAAAGCGGCTTCCTATTTTTGCCACGGAGCGCCGCGCCTATCGCGGCTTTGTGTTCTTCGGAATGACGGCGTCCTTGTTTTGCACGCGACATGGCTTGTTTGGCTTCTTCGCTGAGCGCCCAGCCTCGGCCTCTTTCTCCACCAGAAGAATAGTTGGCCATGTCAAAACCCGCATTCCTGAATGCAGCGATCAAACACGCCTCCAGCGACAACGCGGAGTCTTCGCTGTCACACTCCATGAACCGCGCAAGAATGGCACCCTTGCCGTACTTGGCAACAATCCGCTTGTGATGCGAATTACGCCCAGAATAAAAATCGCGTGCGCGCTTGCGCGTGCCCTTGCCTACATAAAAAGGCTCCCCGTTTGGTCGGCAGTGCAAGTAGACGCCGAACACTTGGCTCATTGTGCGGCTCCTTCAAGCGCGGCGATGCGGGCGGTCAGGGATTCAATCAAGGACTGCTGTTGCTGAACCAGTGAAGTCAGATCGGGCGACGGGGATTGTTGCACGGGGGCGATCACGGGCGGGTTGTTCAAGAAATCCAGATGGTGTGCCACCAACTCAGGGACTTCCGATTCACTTTGAGCGCACACAACATTGAACTCGACCTTCTCGCCGTTATTGTCGGCGACGATGTGGAACATCAAGTTCTGATCTTCAAATTTGGTGGCTGTGTATTCCATATAAGTCACCTTTAGGCGTTGCTTCGCGTGCGAACAAAGAAAAACCCGAATGTTCCCGTGGAGCCGTAGTTATTTGTCCATCGATAGCCGTTAACCCCCGAGTTGAAAGCAAATGACCCAGTAGTTCCAATTACGCTACCAATTGTCGCCGTGTTGCCGCCGCCGCATAAATAAATAGTGACGGCACCGTTGAGCCAATTGTTCACCACCAACATCCCCGATGCATTAGGGAAATCAACCGTGCCTCCGTTTGCAATAGAAGTTGCGCCACCAGATGTATCAACCGTGTATTTCCCCGGTGCTTGCGTGATGGAGAAGTTGCCGGTGGAGTCGATGCGGGCGCGTTCGGTGGCGGCGGTCAAGAACGTCAGCGCATTGGCTGCGTCAGTAGCCATTCGCACAGAGCCGTCAACTACATCATCAGAGCCAACAAAATTCAGCCAGCCGTTGGAGTTGACGCCATCAGTGCGTTTAATCGTCATGCCGCCAGGGTTGGTGTTAAAGCGCGTAACCTCCCCCGAGCTATCAATCCGCACGACCTCCGTACCACCTTCAGCAAAGGCGATGGTGTCAGCAGCGGGGAAGAACATCCCCGTGTTGGAGTCAGCGCCCTGCACGGCAGGAGTTCCAGCAGAGCCGTCAACTCCGGCAATGCCCGTGGTTCCGTTAATCGTTACTGCCATAATTTTCTCCTTAGACCACAGTCCACACCGCGCCGGACGACACCGTCACCGTCACACCGCTGTCCACCGTGATGGGGCCAAACGTACCGGCGTTCTTGTTGCCGGGGATGGTGTAGCTGTTGGTAACCGTCTGGTCGTTTTCAAAAAATACTTGGTTGGCACCGCCACCGGTAGCGCCACCGCCACCGCCAGCTACCTTGACGAAGTCACCTACGCCCGAGTCCCACGCAGCCAGCACCGAGTCCCCAGCAGCCACCGCAATACCGGTCGTCGGAGAACCGGGGCCACCTTTGAGCGACAGGGTGCTGTCGCTGTTGTTGATGACGACGTAGGTCTTGCTCTGCTTGGGGGCGTAAACAACCCGCGCAGTTCCCGGCGTGCCGGTGGCAATTAGGATGGCTGTGCGAGCTTCGTTCTGCGCGCCGCCAGCGGTAGTAGACAGCGTCCAGTTACCAGCGGTTACGCTGGCCGTAGAGGTCGAGGCAATCGAATCTTCGATCAGTTGGGTCAACTGGTTGTTGACCGCCGTGCCCCAAGTATTGGTCAGTTCCCCGGTGACGGGCTGCACGAATCCAAGCAGCGAGGTGTATGCGGATGGCATTTAAGGCTCCTTCGTGTCG